CTACAAAGTCGTGCAGATCGACAACGGAAAGCTGCTGGGCACCATCAGCAGATCCATATTCAACTTCGCATCTGCCGCGCCGCGAGGCGCGTCATCCGCGTACGACGGGAAGGTTTACTCTGGCCCAGAAGGCATACATCTCAACCTGGGGCTCTCCAGGAACATTGGTAAAATTTCCGGACTGATCCTGGCCATGTATGGGCAGCAATACCAGTTGGTCGAAACTGAGCGGGTCATCGGTGGCGTCGACTACAGTCCCATCGATGACCCAGACACTTACCGCGCGCTGGTAGATGCTGCTCAAGTGGCGCAGGAGGAACGTGATCTGCATGCGTTTGAAAAGGTGCGGCCACATATCGAATCAGCGGCGTTCTGCACCTGCCCTGTGTGTCTGGATCGATTTGGCGCGCGCGATGACTGCCAGACCTGCGCCGGAAAAGGTTTTGTCACAAAGCCGGCACCAGCGGGTCTACGCTGAAAGCTCATGCGAGGATCTGGCAATGTGCGGACGACTTTCCCAGTACAGCGGCATTCACGACTTCGTGGCAGCGCTCAGCATGCCGAACGCCCTGATCAACTCAACCGGCGAACAGCCTCTCGAGCGGTACAACGCCGCCCCAACCGCTCAGCTTGCCCTCTTCCATCAGGAAGGCCAGTTCCTGCACGCCGACATGGTACGTTGGGGGTGGCGCCCGCACTGGGCCAAGGATCGCGCCGCGCCGATCAACGCTAGGGTAGAAAAAGTCGCCCATGGCCCATTCTTCCGGGCGATCTGGCCGCACCGAGCGATCATCGCGATCGACAACTGGTTCGAATGGGTGGATGAAGGTGGCCCGAAGAAACAGCCGTACCTGATCAGGCATCGCGATCAATCCCCGATCCTTTGCGCCGCGATTGGCCAATATCCAAACGAGGAGCGCGGCCCAGGCGAGCATGACGGCTTTGTCATCATCACTGCCGACAGTGCCGGCGGCATGGTCGACATTCATGACCGGAGGCCGGTCGCCCTATCGCCAGATCTGGCCAGAGAATGGCTGGACCCGGCCACACCGAAAGAGCGCGCTGAGCAAATGGTGCTGCACCAGGGCGAGCCGACTGAGGTGTTTGAGTGGTTTAAAGTTGACCGGGCCGTGGGAAATGTCCGAAACCAAGGCCCGGACCTGATCGAACCGGTCGAATGATTCAGCCGCGCGACAATATTTTCAAGCGCTCCACCAGAGCCGCTTCAAAAATGATGTAAAGCCTTTCAGCGTCGCCGGCGCGCAGAGCTACGCCGGTTTCCAATCCCAGCACGAAGCCTTCCGCACGTGCCCCCGCCTTCACCGCGATAATCATCGAATCGGCCCGGACAATTTCCGCCAGCAGCCGGTCCGCCTCTCGCTGCATCTTCTCGCCCAGCACCACGCCTTCCATATCGCTCACCATTACATTCAGCTCGACATCCAATACATCACAGCGATTACCGCTGATACCCAGATGATCGTCAGTACTATTGAGTATGCAGCCAGCTGCTTGTCCATGGCACCGCTTCATCAAAAGGAATCTAAATCATGGGTCAAGGTCGATCAGGTCGCAACTGTGGCTCTGAGCCACCGGTCAGCGCGCGGATATAGGCCTGACACGCCTGCAGCGCAATCAGTCCACGGTCGCCTTCGTCGGTGATGGCGACAATTCGTTGAGCATGCGCTGGGTCAAGTCTGGCGCGTACTGCTGCATGATCCACGCCGCTGGGGCCGGGGGTGGCAGGCACTGAACAGCCACCGGCTGAACCCGCATCGAGGAGGACTGACAGCCGCAGATCAGAAGTGGCAAGGCGATCGCGCAGAAGAGCCTGGGCTTTTTGAGCATTGGTCATTTTCTCGGAGTGGGTTTTGTCACTGGCCGCCAGCCGCTGCTCGAGCGCCAGCCGCTTATCCAGCTCGGACTGCTGCGCGGTGGCAGCGGCTATGGTCAGCTGGTTTAGGGTTTCAGTGTGCAGCCGGGCCTGCTCCGCCAACTGGCGACCGTAGCGCCAGTCTTGGAACTGCCAGGCGCTGCCGGCGCCGAGCAGCACCAGTGCGGCCGCGCCGATCATTCGCCACGGCACCACCATCACGGCACATCCAGGAAGAAGACGTGGCCACCGAGCAACAGCGTCTGCTTCGCCTTGGCCGCCCAGGCTGGCGGAGTCTTCATGCTGAGCGCGTAGTAATGCGTGGCACCGCCAGTAGGATCCGACACCTTGCCGTCGATTACCTGGTCAGCAGCAATCCGGCACTGCGCCAGTTCGCGGAAAGGGATCTCCCGCGCGCCACTCAGGAATGGATAGTTCGGGTCCCCCTTGTTCCAGCAGCTGAACTGGTAGGGCTTCTGGCACACGCCGGCGTAGCCCTCCCCCCACCATGAATTGGTCTTGCCGTCGAACACGCGATTGCGAATCGTCCAGGCCACGGCAATCTTGCCGGCCAGACTCTCGCCGCGCGCCTCGCCCCACAGCGTGCGAGCAAGGACGTCGCGGTCTTTTTCAGTGACGGTCATTCTTTTCTCCAGGCAAAAAAATACCCGCTCGACGGCGGGCTGATCATTTGTTGGGTTCGGCGCGCTTTACGCCCGAGCTACCGTGGTTTCATCGTTATAGAGCGCCGGTTGTTCTGGCCATGCCGGTGCAGTTGGCCAGATAGGCTGGCCCGTGACTCGCCCGAGAAACACGCGGTACTTTTTCCATTCGGCCAACATCGCCACGCGAAGCGGCTTTTCTTCGACCTCCTCCGGCAAGGCGTAATCGCCGTCGATGGCGTCGTTGATTGCATCGACCCGGCCTTGCAGTGCTGTTACCTGGGCAGTTGCCAGCCGGGTTCGCGCATTGAGGTCCGCCGTCGTTTCTCGAAGCAGCTCCTGCTCAGCGATTGCATCGATCAGTGACTGGGGAATTTCATCGACAAGGCTTTCGCCTTCGGCCAGATCGGCCTCGGTAAAGTCGTCGCCTACAGCCCGCCAGCCGTAGCTCGTAATTGCATATGGCATCATCGGTCCATCCCATAGCCAGAAATATCGATTGAAAGCGATCCGCCGGTACCGGAGTTGAAGTACCAGAGGTTCCCCGATTCATCCAGGGTCGTGTCACAGGACACTTTTCCGCCTGGTTCTGACCCGACCGTGGTTACGTTGAAGTTGCCGGGGGCGAGGCTTGCCACAGGGGTGCCGTTGTTGTTCATGTTCAAGCGAACGGTTTTCGTCACATTGATCGGTACGATTGCCGAAGTGACTATCGCGGTCGGGGTAGTGGCCGCTCCGTTTGAAAGAACCCGGTATGGTGCTGCGATCAGGTTGTCTCGGTAGTTGAGAATTCCGTCGCTGCCCATGGCGAAGCCCAAAACGCCGCCGTTTGTACCAGACCGGAACGCTCCGATGAATCGTCGCGATGTGTCACCCGTTTTCGTTCTGGCGGTACCCATGTAGGGCGCGGATGGCGCGGTCGTGACCAGCTCGACAGCGGCGGCACCTGCGTTCTCGTAAAGGTAGGCGTAATGCCAAACAGACGCGGGCAGCGCCAAGCCACTCAAGGTGATGTCAGAGCTCACCGTGACTCGACGACCGAGCCCCGGGATGTAGGCGGTCCCTGTCGAGAACGTGAGAGAGGTTGGTGCTGGTCTCGATGGGATCAAACCAGAAATCAGAGCCGTATCAATCACGCTGTTAAGGCTTGATGTATCAGCCTTCGACGCCTGAAGTTTACCGATGGCCGCCAGTATCGTATCGGTCGCGACTACAGCCGTCTTCACCGTGAGATCGAGGCCGGTCAAGGTGGTGCCGCGAACCCCGGCGGCGGTCATGTACTTGTTGGTCGACCCCTCCGGAAGTCCATCAGTATTGGTCAAGTTCAAAGCCGCGCGCACGCCGGCCTGCGTTGGAGTCTGCCCCAGCACAGCCATGACACCGCCGAATTGGTTGACCAGCGCACGCAGAGCATCGGCAGAATCTTTGACGTAACCCTGCATCGGGGCCAGCGCGTAGACCCCGGATGAATTGGTCGCTCCCTGATATGCCGGTGCGATTGAAAGCGCGGTGTCGCTGGCGATGTTGGTCACTTCGTACCAGCCACCATCGGGACCTCGAAATGCATCACCGACTCGGGCGTTGGCAATGAAAGCAGTGCCCGTGCCAATCACCGCATTGGAATTTTGGACGACAGAAACCGTCCCGGACTTGTACCAGGGCATTGAAGATCTCCAGAAAAGGTTGAAGCTCAGGCCAGCAATTTGGCGCAGAGGAATGGCCGATGGCCTTGATCAGTCCAGGCCGTGGTTGCCAGGCTGTACATCATGATCCGGCCGCCGGCGTAATCGACGCCAAGCGCACAGCCGCCGCCCGTTGCATCGTTGTGGCAATTCATTGAGAAGGGATTGAGCGAAACATATTCACCGGCGCCCAGGGCCTTTGATATGCCCCAGATGTAGCGCCGACCTGCTGTCAAAACCTCGCTGCCGAGGTATGTCCAGTTTCCGGCAGCAAAGGTGACGACAACCGCCGGAGCACCGCTGTCGTAGACAAGGGCCCCATTACCATCCCATAGGCGCATCCCATAAGCCGCAGTCCCCATTGATGCCCAAGCGGCAACGAAATACTGGCCGCTCAAGGTGCCCAGCACGTTCGAGGCCTTCATGGCGAAACCGGTCCAGTTTCCTGGGCCGCCAGTGAACCAGACCGAAATGGGTACCTGTATCGAACCGGTCTGGTCCGGTCGAATAAAAACTAGCGGCGGATCCTGACTCGTCACCGCCCGCGCAAATGTTGCAAAAGCGTCAGTCACGCCTGCGTACGAACCCTTCGTGAGCACGCAAAGCCTTGGAGCTTCTGAGTCAATTTGTACGAAGGCGTTGTCATTGATGCTCTGAAAGCCATAACTCATGTGGAGTACCTGATGGCGTAGGCCTTGGCGACAATCCTCGATTGCCCTGTCGAAGCGCTCGCTGAAGGGTTCTTCGGCCTCACAATCACTTGGCCGACGGCGGTCGTGATATAGGGGTAAGATTTAGCGTTGCCGCTACCGTCGGTTTCAGAGGATTGCACGTCCTGTGCCCTCGTCGGGATGATCATGAACACGCAATTGGCAGGGTTGAAGCCCGGAATGTTCAGCGTGTAGCTGGGCGTGGCACCGCTGAAATCGATCACGCCCTGCCACAACACCTGATACGTGAAGCTGTTGGTATCCATGGCGAGAAATCCATTCTCGTCAAAGACACGAAGCCCGAATAAAGCCATTGATTACCCCAGATAGCCGAGCCGAACGCGCAATACATTGTTGGCGTCGTAGACAGAGACGTTCAGCGAGTTGATCACCAGCCGACCCTGACCGGGCACGATGCCGTTGATTTCCAGCGTTCCGTCTTTATTGAGAATCCAGCCTTGCTGGCCGGCAATGTAGTTGGTCGAGCTGATGTAGCTGCCGATCTTGGCGTTGGTGATCGTTCCGTCAGCGATGAACGCCGAGTTCATGAAGACCTGGCCGCCCTGAACCGCAAACGGCACCGAAATGGCGCCGCCGGCGATGGTGTTGACGATGGCGAACCGATCCGCAGCGACGAGGAACTGGCTTTGGAAAACCCCGTTCACGTTCTCGATGCCCAGACCAATCCCAGCGGCGATGTACTGCCCATTCGCCGAAACCTGCATCTTCACGGACCACATCGTTTTCAGATTGCCGTTTACGTCAGCAAAGGCAGTGGCTGTTTCCTGAATGGCGGCAGTGTTCTCCCCAACCTTGACGCTCACCTGCGTGATAGCCTGCGCCGTGGCTTCCTTGTCCGTGGCGACCGTCTGACGTAGGTCAGTTACATTCGCCTCGTTTTCACCAACCCTGGAATCAAGAGTGGTGAGCTTTTGTGCGCTGGCCAGGTTCTCGGATGACCTGACTCGGTCTTGGTTGGCAATGGCGGCCGTGCTACCCCACTCCTTGATGGCGCCGTCCAGATCCCCCTGCCCATCTTCGTCGCGCCACGAAGCGCGCAACGCCTGAAAGGCCGTAGCCTGAGCTGTTACCACGCCGTCGAGTTCAGTGATCTCGGCGGTGTTGGTCGCCACCTGCTGAGCCAGGCCATTTGCCGTTTCCACGGTCTGGCCCACGTCGAGCCAGTAGAGAGGGTTCGGCGGCGGAGTTTCGACAGGCACCGGGCCGGTGGCTTGGTAGATCCGCTTGCCCTGCACCACCAGGTCGTATTCCTCGTAGGTGGCCTCCGGGTCGTAGCCTTTCAGGCCGTCCAGCGCATCGATCTGAGCCTGCAAACCCGGGATCTTGTCGATTTCGTCGAGGATGTCCTGACCAAGCTCAGTGCGGCCGATCTCGCCGGCAATCATTTCCAGAATGGCCGCCGCGTCAGCACTCGACTGCCCTTGAACCCCGGTGCCGATCGGATACCACGGCCCAATGTTGCCGATCTTGTCGACGATCCGGCCCCAGAAGTAGAAGGTGACGCCGGCCCGCAGTCCAAGCATGGAGAAATCGCTCTGCGGGTAGGCAAGATCCGTCAGCTTGGTGGCAGCCTCCAATACCGTTGTCGGCCCATACCAGATCTCCGTCCGCTGGCTGTCCTCGGCACCCGGCGGAAACCCCCACTTCAGGTAGATGCCGAACAGAAGCGGCGTGGCCGTCAGATAACTCAGCGCCGGCGGCAGACCCTGCTTACCGCTGAGGTTGGTCAGGATCGAGTTACGCCAAATCGACGTGATATCGAACGCACTCACCGCGCGAACGCGGGCCACATAGGCGCCGGCGTAAATGCCGACCACGTCCACGTTGGTCATGCCCGTGCGCTGGAGCTTGATCCAGTTGCCGCTGTCCTTGCGCCACTCCACGTCATAGCCGACTGCGCCATCCACGGCGGGCCAACTGATGGTCATGGTGGCCACGGCCAGCCCCTGAACCACCGAGGAAGTCGACGCGAGGGTGACGCTGGTCGGCGGCGGGACCACGGTGATCGGAATAACGCTGATCGGGCGCTCTTCCAGGCGTGCGCCGGTGTCGATGTGCGCGAATTTGCTCGGCTCGAACTGCAGGGCGCTGATTTCGAAGTCGCCTTCGGTCGTGCGCTTGGTGCGAAGCACCCGGTAAAGCGGGATCGCCAGGTCATCCGCGTCGAGCGCCCATTGCAGCTGCGCCACCGGCGGCTCGCTGTAGGCGACCGTTACAGTGACAGCGCGGCCATTGACGCTCTGCACGGTGCGACCTTCAGCACGCCCGCCGGGCAGGTTGATGATCAGCCGGTCACCGGCCTTGGCCTGGGTATCCCGATCGAGCGTGATGACCCGCCCCGCTACCGCCGAGATCCGGCCGCCAACTTCACGACCCGCCAGCAGCGAGTCCGCCACTGGGATGATGTGGCCGGGCAACGGGATCACGCCTTCCATGCCGGTCTTGAACGACACGGTGCGGTCCTGATTGTTGCTCAGGATCGCCCACTTACCACGGCGCTGCGCCTCGGAGGCTCGGGTGCAGCCAATCGCGCTGAGCTCGGTCGGCCGGTCGCCGTAGCGGCGCTGCAGGTCCAGGTCGGCAAACGGAATGACGTCGGTGTCGTAGTTGTTGGCCGGGTTGTCGTAGCTGACCAGGGCCCGGGTGTACCGGGTCTTCGCCGAGGCACTGCCGTACGAGAATTTCCCGTCGATGACGTTGGCCCGGGTGAAGACATAGTCGAAGTCCTGCGCGCGCGGCATGTCGGCCTGCATGACCAGTTGCCCCTGCGCCCAGTAGGTCATGCCCCGGTAAATGGCCGAGATGTCGCGGAGGAGCGACCAGGCATCGGCCTTGCCCTGCAGGTTCATGTCACAGAGAAAGCGTGGCTCCTGACCGCCGAGCCCGTTCGGCACAAGTTGATCGCAATACTGCGCGATCCGGTACAGCTCCCACTTGTCGACCATGAACGGCTTGATGCGCTTGCCCAGGCCGAATCGCTCCTCGGTGCAGATGCCGTAGGTGATCCAAGCCGGGTTGTTGGTCCAAGCCGACTTCATCGATCCGTCCCACGTCCCGGTATAGGTGCGCAGGATCGGGTCGTAGTTGCTCGGCACCATCCAGCGCCGGGCCTTGCACTTCACGGTCACGGCCGGGATGTTGGTGAACTGCTCGGCGTCGAATTCGATGTAGAGCAGCGCGGTGTTCGGATAGCGAAGCTTGGCGTCGATCACCTCGGTATAACCGGCCACCAGCATGGTGTCGGCGATCTTGTTGCTGTTCTGGTTCGGCGTCAGGCGGCGCACGCGGATCTGCCAGCCGGTGGTGGCGTCCGGCAGATCGATGCGGCGCGAGCGCTCGTAGCGCGTGGTGGTCTTGCCGTCGACCGCGTCCGTCAACACCTGCTGATAGGCGCCGCCATCGGTGGCCACGTCGATGGCGTATTCGATGCGGTAACCGCCGATGTTGCCCTGATCGTCAGACTGCTGAAGCGCTGGCCAGGCCAGACGCATGCGCACAGCCGACAACTGGGTGTTGGTGATCGAGCGCACCCACGGCGCATCACTGCGCAACTCGATGTTCAGCGACGTCTCGTTTTCCACGGACGGGATGCCCGGGATGTAGGTCTGATCCACGGAGCCCGGGCGCCAGTCCCACTTCACGCCTGGGAAGTTGTAGTTGCCGCTGGCATCGCGGATCGGTGTGTTGTCCAGGTAGATGTCGTATTCAGTCGGTACGGTGTCGAACTCACCCTCGCCCACGGCGATAAGCAGCTTTGCCAGGTTGGTCGAGCGCAGGCTGTCGCTGGCTTCGACCGGCGACTTCGGCTTGCTGCTGCCGCCCTTCTCGCCGTAGATCTCGATCTGTTCCGCTGCACCCATGCTTTCCTCCAGGCATAAAAAAACCGCCTCGCGGGCGGTCGGTGTGTTGCTGTCCTGCTTACACTTTGTCTTCGGCCAGAATCGAGGCCGAGATGATCATTCCGCCCCACCGGCGTTCTCCGATGCAGATCGGCACGGGGTTGCCACTGGCCGTTGTGTTCTTGGCGCTGCCGAAGGCGTATGAAGGGGCGTTTTCGGGGGATGCGCTTTGCTTCAGGCCCTTCGCTTGAGGGCTGAGCATCTGAATCACACCGCCAGCCACCAGTCCGGCACCCAACTGCACAGCCCAGGGCTGGCCGAAGTACGAGCCGGCCACGACCAGAACTGCGCCAATGATAGTTTGAAGAAGGCCTGCTCGCTTGCTACCGGAAATGACGGGGACGATACGAATCTCTTGGGTACCGCCGAGGCCGAAGTCTTTTTCAGCCACGTTTTTCCGGTTTCTGAAAATCGCAAAGCGCATTCCTTTCCGTTCAAGATCCTTAATGGCACCTTCGAATCCTTCGATCGTACACTTCAGCGCTTTGAATGCCTCACCCACAGACTTGCTGCCAAGCTCGCGATGATGGACTCGACCAAACAGCTTGATAAGGGGGCCTGATAGAAGAATGGTTGTCATGGCTGGATTGTTGCTTGCCGTCGCTGCCACAGCTTTCTCCGGTCATAAAAAAACCGCCCGTGGGCGGCTTTGTCATTGCATCGTGGGTGATAAATCCATGCTCATTGATGAGTCGATGGATATCCTGAATTTCTTGGTGGCACCAGTCTTTATGTTGGCTTCCCGCTCTTTAAGCCCGCTACCGCATGATGATGCGCCGACGATGTGCTCACCGGCGGCGACGTAGAACTTTGCAGTTTCACCAGAACCAATCTCGGCAGCTTTTCGCCCGTCGATGCTCACGGATGTGTTGCAGCCGCTACCGACAAAGCCGGAATCACGGGTAACAATCAAGACTGCGTCACCGGAGGCCGGCTTCTGATACGCGAACAGGCGCGAGCTCGGCACAGGGTCAGCCTCTCCAGACGGCACCGGCGAAGTCGCACACCCCGCCAACAGCGCTACAGCCAGCGCTCCTACGATCAATTTCATGCAGGTCACTCCTGTGGGAAAAGGTGAACGATATCACCCCACCATCTGTCTGGGCATCCAGCATGGACGAAAACCCAGTAACTAGATTGGATCCACGCGTAGTAGCGTTATGCCTTCCACAATCCAAGGAAGTTTTGCGCATGGCTCGTGTTACCGAAGAAACCCTGAAATACCTCAAAAAAACTCAAAAGTCCCTACTCGGCAGTGCCGTATGGGACACGCTGCACCCGATCGCAAGCATTGTTCCAGTGTCTGGAATTTACCGCTGCGAGGGGTGTGGTGACGAGATTACTTCAAACAAAGATGATCGCTTCCCGCCTCAGAATAAGCACCAGCACACCAACCAAAAAAAGGTTGAATGGCGCCTAATCGTCGAGACGCAGACACAAAGCTGAAGCCTTACCCAGTCCTTCGCCTGCAAGCCCAAGGACTGGGATTTCGCCAATCTCGGCGCGGAAATGACCTGGAGGTCAAAAATGTCGCAGCAAGAAATAAGTGTTGAACACGCAATCGCCCAGTTGACGCATCTTATCTTGGCTCTCGCGCAGTCAGAGGCGGCCAATAACCATGATCATGCATTAGCACGAATTGGCGCAGCCGTACTGGCTTGTCGGCAGCAAGGTGTAGGCGATTACTATCCCCTGCAGATCTTTCAGACCGTGTTCCCTGGTAAAAACCTTCCAATCGTACTGAGCGAGGAAGAGCTTGCTGCTAAACAAGCCCAAGCTAAGTCTTAAGATGAATCCGTCGGATGGAAGCCGATTTGACTGCCGCTTGGTTGATCAGCATGCTTCCATCCGACATCAATATCCAAATTGATTTTCCATCCGATCCTTTTCCTTCACTGCAAATTTTCTTCTGCATCCGTATCTCCAGCGGCTCGGCCGCATCATGTTAGTGATTTCGCGTCTTTGTGCCTGAGAATCAAGCGTGTGCGATCCAACCAAGGGCCCCCGAAAACGATGACCTCCGATGGCCGGCCGTAAAGGTGGTGAAGCAGGAACGGGCCAGGGCCGAACGTCGCGGCATCCTCCCCAGGCAGTACCGGATCAGCGCCAAGGAAGATTCCGGCGTGGTTCGGGTAAACCGTGCGCCCTACCTCCATCACAATCATGTCGCCGCGCTGCGGCTGGTCGACCCGGTAGAAACCGGCGGCTTCGTAGTTCGCCTCGTACAGACTGGTGCTGTCCCTGCTCTCCCACCAGCCGTCGGCGCGCTTGAAGGCTTCGAACTCCAGCCCCCACTCGCGCTTGTACCAATCGGCGCATACCTGCCAGCAGTCCCAGGCGCCGTGCACGAATGGCCGCTTGAGCAGCGGCACCTCACCCGAAGGCATCACGGTGCGCAGATCGCCCTCTGGCCAGCTGATGATGTGCCACGGCAGCGCGGTCGCCTCACACATGGCCAGGTCACGCGGTGACGGCCTGCTGGTGGCGTCCGGGTGCGAATGCACCACGCCGATCACCTCGCCGACGTCCTCCGCTGCCGCGTATTCCTCCGGTTCGATTCGAAATTCCTCGTTCGGCTCGGTCGAGACGTTGCGGCACGGGAAGTACTGCTGCTTGCGACCGACGCCCAGCAGCAGCCCGCAGCACTCTTTCGGGTACTCGGCTGCCGCGTGCGCCTGGATCGCATTCAAAATGTGCTTGCGCATGTCAGCTCCGTGCAATCAACGAAACGGCCGGGAAGCCACCGGACGGCAGCGGGTTGCCCTCGCCGAATCGCGGGATGCAACCTTTGCCCAGGGTGGCGTCGCATTCGTCCAGTTCCGGGTTATCGGTGACGATGCCGTCCTTGGTCACGTACGGGCCGGTATAGCCACAGTTCGGCCCCCGGTAACCGCCAGTGAGGCACCAGTGGCACAGCGTCGTAGCCTGTCTACCGATGGACTCGTTACCGACGTCGCCCGGGCTGGCCAACTCCCAACTGACATTCTCCCCGTCCTCGTTCGTTTTCTGGTCGATGTACCAGACCTCGATCGTCTCCTGGGTCGGATCTGCCGTTGGATTGCCGGCCGGGAAGTTCGCCGCGTCCAGATACGTGCCCAGCGTGTGGCGCATGGTCAGCTTGAACTCGAGCAGATCCTCGAACGCCAGACAGAGCGCAGTAATGCGTCCATTGACGTTGCCGACCGACAGGGTTGGCCGAACCGCCGTACCATCACCGCTCGCCTCAATGCCCTCGATCTGCATTGGCCAAGCGCTGTACTCATTGCCCTGCCAATAAATCGCCTTCGCCGGCAACTGGTCCGCGTTGTCGCCGGCGGCGATCAGCTCGGCCGCCGTGTGCGGGATCGCGTGCCCGTGGAAGCGCAGCACGTCCGCCCCGTAGTCCGTGCCGTCCAATTCAAAGAGCAGCACTTCGCTCCCAGGCTCAAGCACCTGGATGTCACTGATCAGCGGCATGACTGCCCCTTATGGTTGGAATGCCCGCTCAAACGTAGCGGTGAGTTTGAAGACGCCGCCGCCCATTGGTGTAGGAGCGGGATTTTTGCAGGTGAACAGACCGAGCTCGCCGAGCGGCGTTGTCCAGAGGAACGACTTCGCCCCCGCGTGCCGGTCGAGGAAAGCCATAATCTCCAGCACCTTGGCCTTCTGGCCGGCAAAGGTGATCGGGTAGGAGTCCTCTTTGTTGTTCGGACCGTCGCCGACGTTCTGCGCGTAGCCATTGCCGAACTTCGAGGTGCGCACCCGATAGCTGATATCGGGTGTTTCCCCGCGCTCGGTTGGCCAAGTGAATTTCTCGATGGCCATCAGGCCCTCCCATTTGCATTTCGGAAGCTGGTACCGCCTGCGCGCCAAGAATCAGCCACGGCTTTTTCGGCCACAGCCTGCATCTGCGACTGGAGGCTCCTCGACAGGGCTTGCTGGTCGATCTGCATGCCTTCGTTGCCACGATCCTCGGTCACTACCGTCACCGGTGCGCTGATGCTGATTGAAGTGCCGGAACCGCCGCCGGCGGCGATGACCCCAAGCTTTCCGCTGGAGGTCCGCGTGAGCGGCATGATCGCCTCCGGCCCCGCCTCACCCATGACGCCCGCCCGGCCGCCGGCCATCCCGAAGGCGGTCGGCGTGCTGACGATGCTGTTGGTGAAGGCGCCACCGTTGGCGAACATCTGCACGCCGGACGACCAGGCGCCGCCGAGTGCCTGAGGAAAGTAACTACCGGAGTAGCCAGCCGAAGACGCGCCAAGATTCGACGACGTTGCGCCAGCAGATCCAGCCGCCAGCCCATTACCGCCGCCACCGCCAGTGAAGTAGCTGGTTGCGGCGCCGACTAAGCTGCTCAGCAACGCCGAGCTGGCTTGCCGAGTCGCGATCCGCGCCATGTCCGCCAGAATCGACTTCGTGAAGTCAGCAAACGACAGCTTCCCGGTCATGGCGAAGTTGACGATCGCGTCTTCCATCGAGCTGAAGGCGTTGCCGAACAAGGTTTTCGTCTGGCCGGCAATGTTGCTGGCCGAATCCAGATAATTGGCCCAGGCCGATGTCGCGCCCTTGGTCCAGTCACCCTGTGCCTTTTCAACATCCGCGTAGTTCTGCCGAATCTGGTCTGTTGCCGCCTTATTCGCGTCTGCGAGTGCCTGCGACTTACGGGCGAACTCTTCCTCCGACATGTTCCGCGACGGATCGGACTTCTGGTTTGCGAGCTCCAGCGACTGCTGAGCAAACCGGTCTTGCTGGCTGTTCAACTCATTGTTCAGCGCATTCTGGCGATCCCCTTGGCCGACGCCGATAACGGCGCGCTGTCCCGCCAGTTCCAAAGCCCGCTGCTGTTGGGCCAAGGCCTGCACGTACGTCGTGATCGACCGCTCTTGTCGAGCAAGGCGGCCGGTCTCGTTCGTGGCCAGAACCTCGAGCTGGCTGTCAGCCTCCTTCTGCGCCTTGACCATCCCGGCTCGCGCATCGGCGATCTTCTGATCGAGCTGAATGCTTTGCGCAGCAGAAGTGGTTTTCTTCGCCTTGGCAGCTTCCAGTGCGGCGATCTCAGCCTCGTAGGCTGCGGTCACCTCGTCGCGCTCGTTGCCGATCAGAGCTTCACGCTTCAGGGCATAGTCGGCCTGGGAAACGAGGCCGGCCTTCCGCGCCGCGTCCAGCTCCTTCTGTGCGTTTTTGTACTCCTCGCTGATAGCCGCCAGATTGTTTTTGGCGTTGTTGAAACCGGTCAGATCGACCTGGGTGCCAGCGGCTTTCGGATCCTTGAACTGGTCGTTGATGTTCGCCAGGTTCTTGTCGATCGCTGCCTGATTCAGGCGCGGGTCGTTGGGTGCGACCTTGCGGATGTCTTCGAGCTGTCGCTTGTACTCCTTGATCGCTTCGGTGCGCTTTTGCTCATTCGTCCATGCAGATTTGGTCAGGGAGTCGACCTTTCCCATGGCGGTAACGGCATCCTGCTGAGCCTTCGCTTGCTCGCCTTCCCATTTGGCGATGTCAGCCTCTGCGGCTTTTTGGTCCTCCAGCATGTTGAGACGATTCTGGTAGAGATCGATCATCTCCTGCTTATTCTGGAACAGACCAACATTGCCAGACTGGGCCGATTCCAGATTGCGCCGAGCCTGCTCGATATCGGCGTTGATATCCGGCCGGCCAACGTTTTTCAGATTGTCCGCAGCACGCGCAACGGCGTTGTAGCCTCTCTCCCAGAAACTCAGGTTTTCGAGAATACGCGGCGTGCGCTCGTTGATTGCGTCGGCGTATTGCTCTGTCGCCAGCTTCACGGCGCCGGCATGGTCGCCCTGCTTCTCCAGTGCGGCGATCTGCGAGTAAACAGACGCGGTCAGGTAGTGGTACTGCTCGTTCAGCGCGGCGGACGCCTTGACTGGATCCTCGGCAAGCTTGGCGAACTCAGCCACTGTCTCGCTGACGGCCTTGCCAGTTGCTTCCTGCATCGACACGGCAGCTTGGGTGATGCCCGTGAAGCTTTCACCGGCAATTTTCCCGTTAGCCGCCAGCAGCGCCAAAACCTCGGCCGCTTGTCCGGTGGTGCCGACCGTAGCGCTAACCTGCCGCGCCATATCGCCCAATTGCCCAGCACTCACACCAGCGTAGTTGCCGGTCAGGATCAGCGATTTGTTGTAGCTGTCCTGCTCCTCGCTGCCTTTGTAGAAGGCATAGGCAAGGCCGCCAACAGCAGCAGTGGCCAGCGCCAGCGGGCCGAGAATGGCCAGCAGACCGGCAGCGCCCTCACCGGCTCCGGCCCCCAACTGAGCAACCGCACGAACACCACTGCCCCAGTCGCCAGACGACAGCGCATTTCCCAGCTGTACGACGTTTTCCTGTGCCTGACGGGTGCCGAGACGCAGCTTGTCGAAACCGGTGGTGGTTTTGTTGAGCTTGTCGTAGTCCTTGTCGATCTTGCTCAGGGCAGAGTTGTAGTCTTCCTGACTGATTCGCCCCTCATCCAGGTGTTTGCCCAGTTGCTCGACCTGAGTATCCAGTTTCGCCAGCGCGGCGCGGGCCGGGTCGATGGCACCCAGCAGGCTGTTCAGCGCTTTCTGCTCGTCCATGGCCGACTTGGCCAGGGCCACCTGCTGCTTGTCGAGCTGCGCCGAAATCTTCGCGGCCTCAGCCTCACCATATGCACCGGTTTTCGTCAGCTTTGCCAGCGCATCGCGCTGTTTCGCGAGATCCTGCGTGGTCTTCGCGCTGGTGGAAAGCGACTTCTCCAGCGCCTGCATTTCGTTCATCAGCGAAACGGCGGACTGCTCGGCCCGGCCACCAGCTTTCGCCATATCATCCAGGCTGGTTTTTGCCTCGATTGCATCGGCCGAGTCGATCTTGATGCCGAGTTCGGAAATGTTCATCGACTCACCTTGAATAAGTGCCCGTGCTTACGGGCTGTTTTCCCTTTCCTCCGCCATTACGCGCAGGGCTTCGCCTTCCAGCACCTGCAGGTCAGGAAAGATTTCAGCGAGTTTCTTTTTCTTGATGCCGAGGAAGCCGGCAACGTCGCGGATGCAGTTGTAATCCAGGCCGATGGCGCCCCCGGCGCCGACCCGCCACTGCGTGGACATTCGGTTGAACAGGAGGAAGGCCGGCCAGTTGCATGGCCAAACCTCTACATCGTCACCCGCCATATCGGCAGCCGTCAGCCCGAGGACGGCCAACTGCTCAGCAGATGGCCCGCTTTCGTACAACGCCGCGGCTGCTTCCTTCAGTTTCCCAAGCGGGCCTGATTAAATGCACTCTGATAGGCATTCACCACCGCTTCAGCGGTGCCCTGACAGGATTTAACAAGGGCGAGGATGCTCTTATCGTCGAACTTGTCATCGAAGCCCCAGCCCGCGACCAGATCCTTGATCTGCTGCACCTGAAACTCAGTTTCAGCAGCAACGACATCCGACAGTGTGGTGACTTCCCCGAATCCCTCGCGCATTTCTTTCGCCTTCAAATTCCACTCGTCAAACAGAGCGGCGAGTGCCGGTCGATCCCGATACTTGAAGGTGAATTCGATTGCCTCGGGCTCACATCCAACGATTGGGATGTGCACGAGAGCCTTGAACGTGGGGTTCTGGGCGATTCTGATCTTTGCCATGGAAAGTCCTTATGCGCCGGCCAGATAGCGGAGAGAGCGAGCCGAAAGCCCGATGCTGATGGTGCGCGTCATTACGTTGTTGCGCTCCATCGTTGGATCGGGGGTGATGCTCACATAGCCTGGGTAGAGGATTTGATCGCCATTGCGCAACTTCATGCGCACGACGGCCAGCTCTTTGGTGTCATCGAAGCCTTCGACAGTCTCGACATATTGAGCGGTCGGCTGATCCTCAACCACGATGGTGATCGTGGTCGGGTTTCGGTTGGTTGGAAACTGCTTGTCGTCGTCATCTTCCAGGTAGCCGACAGTTTGGTATTGCTGCTCGCCGCCGGAAGATGTGAAAGAAGTGACTTTCGAGATTTGCGTCCATCCAGATACCGGGATCACGGAGCCAGAACCTGCGCCGACAGTGAATTTGTCAGTGTTGGTGGTATTGAGACCAGCCAACGCAAAAGCATCGGCAGTAACGCCGGACGCTTTTACTGCGCGATCGTTGATCAGCGCCCAACCGGAGTTGATCAGCAAAACGTCGCCGTTTTCAATGTCGTGCCCTACAGAGGCAGCAACCGGCGGTTTGGCGTTGGTCAGGGCGGTGAAAGCGACGGCGGTCCCCATAATGCTGGCGATCTCCAGCACAGCGCCGTTCGGCAGCGGAAAGCGTGCGGCCATGATGTGTTTCCTCTTGAATGCCCGCCTGACGGCGGCAGGTTATGCCCCAGCGGGCGGTTGGTCTGCGACACCTGCGTAGGTGAAGCTGGTCGGGACCGTATAGGTCGCCGACTCTGTGATAGTTGGCCCCTGATCTACCGGCTCAGTGATGAGGCCATCGAACCCGTTGCGGGCCAGCGGCGTGTCTACGCGAAAGAGCCGAGCCAGCTCTTCAACGAGCGTCTCGGCGGTGGCCATGGCCTGGGCAGATGGACAGACGATGCTGATCTGATAAACGCCGGTGTACTCGTAGGCGTCGCCGCCGAGATAGCGGCAGGTGGTGCTGGCTGGTAGCTGGAAGGCCCGCAAATAGGTTTCAGATGGACCTGGTGTAAATGGCTGATTCGAATAGGCCACTCGTATAGGACGCGCAGCCGACCACGCGACCAGCTTCGTTTCGATGGCCTGACGGGCGCGTGCGTGACTCATACCTGATTATTCCTGATGGCCTCCTGCACGATTTGCTGGAAGCGAGCCACAGTTACCCGGACCATTCCGCTCGGGGCCTGTGTCGAGTGCCCAAATTCCAGCGGGATCGCATAGGGCAAGTTGTTGATGAGGTAGACCATTTGGCCAGCCGTGAAGTCGCTGATGGCGGCGACCAAGGCCGCAATAGTCTCGGCGCCGCTCGGGTCCACATCGTCGAATGTGACGTTCTCGACAACACCGATGGACAGATGCCAGTTCGCCCGGAATCGGCCGCCGACGTAGCCTTCCGGCGCCTTGACGTCCATTCCGTCTTTGAGCTTACGACCCTTCTTGAGCCGGCCGCCCTTGGTGAGGTTGGCCGGGTCATTGCGCAGCGCAGCGTTGTGTTCGTCGACGGCCTTGTTGTACTGCGTCGCGACGGCGTTCTGCACCCAGATCTCCGGATTACCAACCGGTGACATACGGATCAGGCTGCTGCCGACCTCGATGATGATCTCGCGCACGCTGGCGTCGATGGCTTCACTGGTCTGGGCTGCAAACTCAGCCAAGCTCAGGGCAAAACTGCCAGATTGGCCAGCGCCCGCTCTGTTCATGACCGCACCTGTAATTCATACAGGATCGGCGTGCCGGCCGGATTCACCTCTTTCAACGGTGGCACGATGGACCAGGTGCGGCCCTGAATGATCACTTTGTTCAGCAGGTCCGGCACCCACTCCAGCCCCTGCGCGGCG